TGTTATTACCGCGAATATTCACCAAAAATGAAAGAGCCACGACTGGCGCGGCTCTTGGGTGGATCAGGTGGTTTGTTTGTCCCCTGGGGGTACATCTGAGGGTACAAACTGTTTTTCGGCCCAGCGGCGGACCTCATCTGGGTTCCAGACCACAACCTGGGGGCTGATGGGAGTTCCTTTCGGGAACGTGCCGGCCCGGATGCGCTTGTAGATCTCCCCCTTTGATAGGCCGATCGCGTGCGACACGTCGGCGATGCGATACAGCAACTTCGGCAGCGCGGCCGGTGCTTGGTGTTGGGCTGCGTGTGCCATTACTGCTCCTTGTTGTCGGTGGCGCGGGCGGCGCGGGCCGCATATCCTTCGTCGCAGTTGCATTCCTGGCGCAGCGGCAGTGTGCATCGCGGGCACTTCGGTTCGGACAGGGCGGCGATCTGTGACTTGAGGGCGCGGATGCGCGCGGCCGCCTGCTTGGCCGTGCCGCCACGGTACGGATTATCAGGACTGGCATCACCGGCTACAGTGCTTTCCGCCACCTTCGCCGCTTCCTCCAGCGCCGCATCGCGCACCGCCTCGCTGGCCTGGGGCGCGGCACTGTCATTTGCCGCCGCATCCGCCAGGAGGGATTTGATCGCAAGCCTGAACGTGTCGCGGCATTGTTCCGCCAGGCGTGCGGGGATCATGCGGGCTTGAATGCCATCTGGGTAGCAGTCCCGGTACTCGTCGCCTACCGGGCCGACGCTGCCGCATCCAGGGCAGTACCGAGCAAGCGGCTCCGCACTGGCCTCGGGCGCCGCGTTAGCCCACGCGACGATCATCTGGCAGTGCTTCAATTTGCCTTCGATGCCGCCCTGCGCCTCGGCGTAGTCGTCGCCCAGAACTTCCTGCGCGTAGGCCATTCCAGGTGCGGCCGGGGCTTCTACGAAGCAATCCAACAATTCGCCATCATTGCTGCGCCGTTCGCGCACGCGCCAGCGTAGCGCCTCCCCGGCTACAGGGGCGCTTGCCAGGGCGGCGCGGGCTGCATACTCGAACAAATAGCAATTCCAGCCACGCCCCTCCGCTTGGGCGAACGCTCGCCGGGCTTCCTGCTCATCGTAGTAGACGCAATCACCCCGGTCAGTGTCAGCAAAACGCAGCAGCCACGCCCGCCGCTGGTCTGCGGCCGGGCCGGGCGCGCACCATTCACCGACGCCAGTTTGATGGGGCTGGTCATGGGTCGGGGTGTAGCCGCCCGCCTGCACGCCCTCCGCGCGCAGCTTGGACAGCAGGGCGTGGACGGCTTCGTACACGTAAGGCTTCAGGTCGGTCTGCCCTTCCTTGATCGTGAACCCGTGCCCCAGGAAGACGGCGCGGATGGTGTCGTTCAGCCCAGGCTGGGCGGCGTTGTTCTCAGTCATGCTGCTTTCCTCCGGGGAATTGTCAGGACTACGCCCAGGCCGCTGCGCTCCAGCGCGGCGACATTGGAAAGGCCGTAGGCGATCAGGCAAATGGGAGCGCCAGAATTGAACGGGGCGCGGGTTCCGTCGACGTAGTGGAAGTGCGGGCGCCCTTCAATGAACAGCACCGCGTCAGCAGCGCCCCACACGCACTCATAGAACATGGCGGTTTCGGTTCGGGCCGGGATCAGCGCTATGCCGTTTCCGTGCTCTGCCATCCGGCGCAGCCACTTCACCGCCTCTCGGCCGAATGGCGGGTTGCACCAAACTCGCCCCTTCCAGGGCTGCGTCAGGCCGTCGTCGGTCACAGTGAAATGGTGGTGCGCCGTACCCCACGGGCGCACAACTGGCGCGCACGGGTCCAGATCAAAGTCCCCTAGCGCAGCGATGATGCCGGGCGGCGTCAGCCATTCGTCGTTCTTCATGCGCGCCGACTGGTGCGATGACAAAGCCATCACGCCTCCTTCCGCTGGGACTGCTGGGCAATGGCGGCGAGGGCTATCACGTAGCCCGCCTTATGAAGGTTTGCCAGGATCAGCTTGTCGTCATGCAAGTTGCCGATAGTGATATCTCGGATCGCTTGCCACAGAGCCAAGCGCTGCTGATCCCGGTCCAGCGCATCGCCAGCAGCGGGAGCGGCAGCAGACAGCGCATCAACGAAGCGTTGCAGGAGCATCCGCGCTTCCATTGCGTTGACGCCATGAAGGTAGCTGCGCAAGCCGGTTTCTCGGGCGACTTCGAGCACATCGCCTCGCCCGCGTGCCTGCTCGTCCTTCGCATCTTCCTGTGCGCTGGCGGGAGCCGGACGCCGCGACTTCACGTAGGCATCAATGCCCGGGATATCCTCGAAAGCGATGGTGAAGCCGCGGCCGTCACATCCCTCGCAGTCTTCCTTGAATTCCTGCACGTCGGTGGCCAGCTCGGCAACTTGGCGCTTGACGAAGACGTGGCCGGAGCCGTTGCAGTAGAAGCAGGAAAGTTCCCAGTCGCGCTCAATCGGCTGCGTGGAGGCGGGGGAACCAGGGGCGGCGGGGGCAGCAGCGAGCATGGCGGCGTACGCAGACTTCCAGCGCGGGAACGTGGCGCCCGTCTGCTCGTAGTCGTTCTCGGCAGCCACTTCCATTTCGTCAGTCGGCACCACAGGCACCAGCTTCCATCCATTGTTCGTGTTCATGCTCTCAGGCTCCGGTGGCGGCCGATGCGTCAAGTTCGGCCCTTATCTGGGTTTGGCGCAGCAGGTCCGATGCGTCGTCTTGGGTGAGTCCGGCGCCGATGCGGCGCAGGGCGGGTATCTCGCGGTGCAGGGCGGCCATCAGCGGCCCGTCGATGGGCATGCTGGCTTCAAGGCGCGCGGCGAGCTGCCGCAGCGCCGTGGCCTGGAATGCGTGGCTGTGGCGGGTGGCCCACATGTCGAAGAAGTCCGCCATGCCCGCAATAGCCGGCGCGCTGGCGTACCACTCGCCGTCCGCGACGCAGTGAAAGACCGGCACGCCGCGCATATCGACCGTTACCGTGCCGTCGCGCTCTATCTGGTCGATGATCGATTCCAGCGGCGCCAGGGTCTGCTGGGTCTTGATGAGCATGGGCAGGCGCTCAGGGCGCGGCCGGCGCGTGGCGCGCACGCGGGTCTGCTGCTTTTCCATCATGCGGCGCTGCTGGCGGTTCATGGCGGGGATCATGTCGTTCTCTGTAAAGGTGGCCGGCGGGCAGCGTGGGGCGGACGTGAGGGTCCCGCCGCCGCACCGGCCGTGGGGTTACGCCTGGGCGGCGAGGCGCGAGCGCAACTCGTAGCCCATCAGCGGCCAGATCTTCTGCACCGCGTTCTGGCGGGCGATGTTGCGGCCAATTTCCGCGTCGAAGTTCTCGGGGCTGGCGCAGGCGCTTTCGCCGGTCACGGTGAAGCCGTTGCGCAAGACCAGGACGCAGAAGGTCAGCAGACCGAGCGGCGCTAGGATGTGCTCGCCCTCGACGTATTCCGACTTCATATGCTGGCTTACCGAGACGCCTTGGTCGCCGGTGAAGAAAATCTCAGCGCGGATGTTTGCTTCGATATCGGCCGGCGTGACGCGCGGCGCGGTCTTGCCCTTGGCCTGGATCTGCTGCTCAATGCCGGCGTCATCGTTGCGCGGCGAACTGATGTTGTTCATGGACTGCTCCTATGGGGTGCTGCGTTGGGGAAGGGGTTATTGATCCAGGCTCAGCGAGGCCTGCGGTTCCTCGGGCGGCGTCACCGAAAACACGACGTCTTGCCCGTTCTGCATGAAGATGCGGCCCGCTGCCTGCTCGCTCGGCACCATGTCGATGTCGATGGAGCACTCGACCGTGCCTCCGTCCTGTGGATCAAACTGAAAGTTGTCGACCTTCACGTCATCCAGCACGGTGTTGCTGGGGCCGCCCAGCCCGTAATGGAGGGTGAATTCGGCGCCGACGATCTTTTCGTCGATCACCACCTTGTTCTTCATCTTCGGATGGCGCAGGCGCGGCAGGTAGTTGGGGTCCTGCATGCGCTCGTCGGCCTCGTCGGCCATGTCGTTCTCGCCCGGATGCGGGCGGCGATACAGCGACGACTTCAGGGTCGAATCCACTTCGGACAGGATGTCGTTGGGTGCGCGGAAGGTGAGCCGCAAGGTCATCGCGGGCACATTGGATTGGCCGTGCTTCTCAAGCCGGTTGGTGACCTGCAAGCGGGCGGTTTGCTCGGTGATCGAGAACATGCGGGATTGCTCCTTGTGGTGGTCAGGGCTTACGGCAGGGCGAGGCGCTTGGCGGCGTTCTCGATGGAGAGCGTCAGGGAGCGCACGCGGTGGGTGTGTTCCTGCACGATCCGTGCAAGCTGCGTATCAGGCTGCGGATCGGGAGCAATGCCGCCGGCAACAGCCTGGGGTTTTACGGAGGCGAGGACCGGCTCAAGCCGCCCGACCAGTTCCTGGGTGATGAATTCGCACTTGGAAATGGCGACGTTCAGAGCATCGACGGCGGCGAAGATTTCGCCTTCGTCCCTCTGAACATTGCCCAGCGACGAAGCCTTGGGTTGCTGTAACGACGCGGTGAACTGCCCGATCTGGTTGTGGTTCATGGATTGCTCCGTAGGTTGTGCTGCTGGGGAAGGGTTAGGCGGCGATCTGGGTAAGCTGCTGATGCAACCGCGTGACGCGGCGCTCGAAGTCCAGCAGGTCGGATTCCATCGCCTCGATCGCGTCGTCGTCGCGCGTGATGCGCACGATGGTCAGCTTGCGGCCGATGGCTTCCAGGTCCGGCGCCCACAGCACCAGGTCGGTCCACTGCCGGCCCAGCAGCCACATGGCGCCGTTGCACTGGTCGACGTATTCGCTGATATCGCCCGAGACGACGGCGGTAAACAGCGTGTCGGACGACACCATCGTCTTGATTTCGATGATCCCGTCGTCGTCGACCAGGCCGTCGACGCTCACGCCGAACTTGCGGTCTTCGGTGGTGACGAAGCCAGCCTCGTCCACGAATCGGCCGGTGGCTGCTTCGTAAGCGGCGCGGGCGTGCGGCTCCTGCTCAGTGCCGAAGCGCATGGCGCTGTTCACGAACACATCAGCGGCCCGGCCGCCTGCGCGCTCACGTGCGACGTCCATGGCATAGCCCAGGCACTTCTTGGACGGCTCGCCGCTTCTGAGTCGGTCGCGGCAGTCCTTGAAGCGGCTGCCGGTGATAACGCCGCGGCGGGCTTCCAACCATTCCGGCGTGCCCTGGGGCTCTTTGTGGAAGATCAGATCCATCACGCACCCTCCTGCTTGAGCATGGCCCGCTTGTCGGCATAGGCCTTCTTGAACGCCGAATACACGGACAAGTTGTTGAATTTCTCGATCACTTGGCATCCTTGCTGCCAGACTGCGGTGGCAGCTTCCAGCGTGTCGGCCTGTGCGATCTTGCTGACCCATTCGTCGCGCAGGTCTTCGGCCGCATGGGCGGCAGCATTCCCATCGGTGTCGTCGTTCTGTTCGGACAAGCCGGTGATGGCCTTGAGCGTGTAGCGCTCCAAATAGGTCTTGGTGCTGGCGCGCGCCTGGATGGCGTTCTTTGCGCCACCAGCGTCAGGCGGCCCGCCCATCGACACGCTTTCCTCGTGTCCGCCCACATGGCGCAGGTAGCAGGTGACCTCCATCCAGTCCTTCTCGTCGCGCGTGAGCTTCCAGGAGGACGACAGGCCATGCTTGGATAGTGCGGGGGTCACCGCGTTGACCACGTCGTGGAGCTCGGCGTAGGACTTGCCCTTAAGGGGGCCGTCCGTCACGTCCTTGCCCTTGATGATCTTGACCGCCTCGGCCTTGAAGTTGGCGAATGCGGCGTCGTAGGCCTTTTTGGCCTCGGCCTTGGCCCAACGCTCTTGCAGGTCCATCATCTTTTCGACCTGTTCGAGCGTGGCACCTTGCTGTACGGCGGCCAACATCATGCCCATGGGGGAATTCGCTGCCGCCACTGCGACCTGGCCAGAAGCCAATTCGGGGCGGGTGGCCACTTCGCGGGCCGGGGCGTCGATAACTTCGGTCATGGCTTCCTCAGTAGGTGATACGAACGTTGGGGATCTGGCCCTTGGCAATCAGGGTGACGGCTTGCTTTGCGCATTCCTCGGGCATGCCGCCGGCGACGAAGGCATCCAAGGCGGCGCGGTTGACCGTGCCCTTGTGGGCCTTGTCGGCTTCACGGCGGGCGGTCTCGGCTTCTTCCGCTGCCTTGGCGTCGGCCTGGCGCTTGATTTCTGCCTGGCGCGCTGCCTCGACGGCTTGCCTTTCGCGTTCGATGGCGGCGAGGCGGTCTTGTTCGGCGCGCTGCTCGGCGGCGATCTTGTCAGCCTTGGCCTGGGCCGCTGCCTTCTCTGCCTGCTCGGCTTGCAACTTCAGTTCAAGTTCGCGGCGATCGGCTGCGGCCTTGGCTTCCTGCTCGCGGCGGATCACGGCTTCGCGTTCGGCCTGGGCGCGGGCGTCTGCTTCGCGCTGTGCTTGCTCGGCGGCTTCGCGGGCAATGCGCTCTTCGCGCTCCTTCTGCTCGCGGGCAGCTTCCACGGCACGCAGGCGGGCAAGCTCGGCTTGTTCGGCGTCGTGCTTCTCGCGAGCCACCAGGGCCTGCGAAAGCGCATCCATGGCGCGGGCCTTGACGCGGTGCGCCTCGGCCTCGAATTCCTCCCAGGACGCATCCACAGCGCGGGCTTGTACGTCTGCGATGGTGGCGCGCAGTTCGGCCGCGTCCAGATCGCGGTTCTCGTCGGCACGCAGGCGGAACCATTCGATACCTTGCTGGTGGCGCTGCTGGCGCGCTTCCTCGGCCTGCTCCCATGCCGTCAGCGGCGCGCGCACTTCGTCCTTCCAGGCGTCCAGGGTGTCGCGCATAGCCTTGCGGCTGGCGTCGATCTTCTTGGGCAGTTCCTTCAGATCAGCCACCAGATCCTTGCCAACTGCGTCCAGGGCCGTCTTCGAGCGCGCCACCTTGTAGGCTATGGACGCAATAGCGTCGCGGCCGCTCTGGGTGGACACGTCGGGTATGAAGGCGTCAATCTCGGCGCGGATCTTCGCCATGTAGGGCGCCAGGCCCTTGTCGGCGCTGAACACCTCCAGCGCGTTGGCCTTGGGGATCTCAATCAGGTCTGTCGTTTCGGACATGGTCGTCTCAGGGTTGGCGGGCGGCGTATGCAGTCTTGCTGCCGCCGTCCTGGGTGGTGAGGGTGGGGGATTGGGCGTCAAGCGTCGGGCCCAGCACGCAGGCCATGAAGACGCCGGCGCAGAGGGCAGCGGCACCGATCAGCAGGTCGCCGTGGGCGCGCAGGAGGCGGATCATTGGGCACCTCGGGCTTGTTCGCGCATGCGGATCTTCTCCATGGCGCTCAGGTGGCCGGCGCGCTGGTTGCACGCGCCATGCGCCAACACCAGGTTGCTGATGTGGTTCGGGCCGCCGTGCGTCACCGGCACCAGGTGCTCGACGGAACGGTCAGCGTCGGACGTATGGCCGAAGCAGTAGAAGCAACGGTCGCCGTCTCGCTCCAGCAGCGTGCGCACGACCGGGCTCAGCTTCACGCGCCGAGTGCGTGCGCCAGCCGACCACGCGCCGTTGCTCTTGAACGCCTCCCAGGCCTTGAGCGCTTCGCCCGTGAATGTGGTGCCGCCCTTGGAGTTCCCGTAGACGATGGCCACGCCGCTGGCGCAGTCGAAGCGCACCAGCTCCCATTCATTGGTCGGGCGCAGCACTTGGGCGCCGCGCGCCACCAGCCATTCAATGAACTTGGCGCGCGAGGCTTCGACCTTCTTGCGGTTCGGGTTCATTTCTCTCTCCAGCAGCGCGCCATCAAGGCGTCGCCGATCAAGGCAATTGCGTAAAGGGCGCACAGGCCCCAGATGGCGTAAGTCATCATTTGCGGGCCTTCCACGCGTCGGCGATGGCCTGCACCAGCAGCACCGCTCCCAGGATTACGAAGGCGATCACAGGTAGCTCTCCAGTTCGTCCGGGTCCATTTCCTGGATCAGCCGGTTGGCCTCTGCGTGGATGTATTCACGCAGCAGGGTGCGGATGCCTTTGCCTGCGCTGGGCACCGTTTCACCGTCGAGAAGCGTGATGCACGTGCCGATTTGCAGCTTTCCCAACTGGTCGAGGCAGCATGCAGCCCAGATCGCAGCGGACTGGCCGTAGGCGCCGGCCGTCTCGTTGTATAGGCACGCCAGCACGGTAGAGACCGCTTGCATTTCGGTAACTCGCGGCATGTCCTCGTCGGGAGGATCGCCGGGGAGGGTGTAGGGGGCACCGACGCGGTATTGATCGTCAGGAAACCGCTCGAAGGATTGGATGGCGCCCATGGCATCAGTTCCGCGCGTCGCCAGCAGCAACCTGGTGCGCAACCTGCGCCGCCAGATTCCCGTAATGCGTGGCCGGATCGTTGGCGCCCTTGATCGTCGCGATGTCGACGGTGGCGGTGCGGACCTCGTCCTGCCACAGGTACGAAGGCGTCTCTTCGTACTTGGCCAGCACGCGGGCGTCAGCTTCCGATTCCGCGTGAACCGTGACGGTCTGCTCGCTGATGCGGGTCTCGGTCCGGCGCATCACGACCTGATAGGGCTTGCGTTGCATGGTGTTCTCCCTCTTGCTCACCGGGTGGTGAGTGCATGGAGAGAATATTAGTCCGACTGATTTATCGTGTCAACAGTCGGACTAATAAAAAAAGACGTAGGGCGAAAAAAAACCGCCCGGAGGCGGTCATCTGTGCTGCGAACCTATGGCAGCCAAGAAAGGTCAGCGCACCGGCCTATGCGTTTGTAGGCGGCCTTATTGTCTTCTGCCAAGGCAAGAATGTCGCTTTCCGCTCGCTGTTGGGCGGCCAGGATCGCAGAGATGTATGCCGTTCCATTCGACTCTTGTGCGGCGATCAGTACTGGTGCCAAAAAGCTTTGCAACTGTCGCTGCTTATCCTGATGGAAACGGAGACCCTTTTGATAGGTGTCATGGTATTTGGCATCTGGCGAATTCTTCTCGTGCATCAGGGTCAGCGTGTTGATGTTGCTGTTGACCACAATGAGGCAATAGGAGGCTAGGAGTTCACGGTCGCCAGGGAGAGGATCGGCGGCGAGCGCAACGCAGGGAGCCAAGGTCAACATGCAGACACACAACAGGCGCTTCATACCGTCTCCTTTCGTTCTACAGCTTGAATCCGACCCACACCGCGCGGCCGATGATCTCGAAATCTGGATGTTCTTCATCCAGCGGAATATCCGGGTAGTTCTCGGCGGCGTTGTCCGACCGAGCGACATAGCCCGACGTGGTTGTGTAAAGCCGCTTCACCAGCAGGCAACCGTTCTGCCGCAGAGCATAAACCTTCCCGTTGACCACGTGGCGATTGCCCCGGTCCACAAGAAGCGTCGAGCCGTCCGGAATGATCGGCTCCATGCTGTCGCCCGAAACGGAGACAGAAACGGTGTTGTGTGGCGCCGCGCCGATGCTCTGTAGGAAGTCCGCGCGGAACGACAGGCGGCTCTTCTCTTCTTCCGAGGTGAACAGCTGCCCCCGGCCGGCGGATAGCCGCACGTCCAGGCGGCGGATCGGTATGAACTCTTCGCCCTCGGTATCGCTGGGCACGGCCTCTGCAATGCGCTGGATTTCTTTGGCCAGGTCAATGCTGATGTCTTCGGGCTGCTTGCCGAGCAGCGCGGCGAACTTCACCAGCGCGTTCACGTTCAGCGGGATGCGCCCATTGAGGTACTGACTCACCGAACTCTGCGTGTTGAACCCCAGCAACGCCGCGACCGTTTCCTGGGACGCTGGCTCACCGCGCGCGCGCCGATCCTCCTTCCATTCCAGGAACAAGGATTTCAGGCGTGCGGCGTCGGCAAGTTGGGCAGGGGTGAGGGGCTGGGCTGGCATGCGGCGAAGATTATTAGTAAGGCTGTTGATCGGCAATTAGTCGGACTGTTGACGTAAACAATCAGTCGGACTAATATTTGCTGCATGAACGCCATAAACGCCATTCGCAAACAGTTGGGGGTGACCCAGGCCGAGCTGGCCAGGGGCATCGGTGTAACCCAGTCGAACGTCTCGTTCTATGAGCGAGGGCAGACCGTGCCCCCCGCCGTGGCTGGGCGTCTCATCGACTACGCCAGGGGGCTGGGTACGGAACTGACGTTCGACCAGATCTACAGGTCCGACGCCGCCGATAAGGCAGAAGCGGCATGACCCCATCAATGCACCGACGCGCATTCGCGTCCGTCAGTCGCCCAAGCCGTGCGGTCACGCTCGGCGCGCAGCTCATCAAAGATATCCAGCACGGCTTTTTCGCTCGGGTCCACGAAGGCGCGGCGGGCGATGTTTTGTGCGTGGATCAGAAGCTTTTCGGTTTCGGTGATTTTGTCCATACCGCCAGTGTGCCCAGCGGCCTATTCCAGGGCATTCCTTTCCTTTTGAGCAGCCATGATTCCCATTGAGCCGGCCGGAATGACCGGTCCTCACGTCATTGAAACGGCCTTGCGCTTGGCAATGGCCAACCAGAACCAGCGCCAGAAGCTGCTGGATGCCACGGGCTGGGACGCCAGCATGCCGTCCAAGGTGTGCTCGGGCGCCACAGGAATCACGCTGGAAAAGCTGGACGCGATGTGCCGCGCTCTGGGCCTGACCATCGTTGAGGTTGGGTATATGGACTACCTGGCGCGCGGCAATGAAATCGGCTCGCGCTGCTGCAAGGCACGCTTGAGCCTGGGCAATTGCGGGGCTAGGTAGACATGCGCCAGCGCCTGCACAAACCGACATCGATCCTGCTGTACGGCCAGAGCCAACTGGCCGCGCTGATGGACCTGCTGCCGCGCTTGCCGCTGGACGAAGAGCGGCCCATCCAGGTGCTGATCCAAGAGCAGAAGAAGCGCCGCACGCCGGCGCAGAACGCCTTTTCCCATGCGTGGTACGGGGAGATTGCCGAAGCCCTGCCGGAAGACGATGCGGTGGGCTGGAAGAGCTACTGCAAGCTGCACCACGGCGTGCCCATCCTGCGCGCCGAGGATGAGGAATTCCGCGAAGCCTATGACGGCGCCATCAAGGGCCTGGCCTACGAACAGAAACTGATCGCCATGCGCGTGTTCCCGGTTACGTCCCGGATGAACACCGCCCAATTGACCAAGTACGCTGACGCCGTGCGCGATGACTTTGCCGCGCGCGGTGTGCTGCTTGTCGTGAAGGGTGCGTGATGCTCAAGCGTTCCACGCCCCTGACGCGCAAGACCCCGCTCAAGGCCACCACCGGCCTGGCACGCACCCCATTCAAGCGTCGGGCCACCAAGAAGCGCCCGGGCTATCACGAACCCAAGTACCTGACCGCTTGTCGCGGCGAGCCTTGCTTTCTCCAGATCCCAGGCGTGTGCCGTGGCGAACAGGAAAGCGTGGTCCCGTGCCACGCCAACTGGTCCGCCTATGGCAAGGGCATGGGCATCAAGGCCAAGGACATCTACACCGTTCCCGGTTGCTTCCGCTGTCACCAATGTCTTGATCAGGGCTTCAGCCTGACCAATGACGAGAAGCGCGCGACCTGGGAATGGGCATACAACCGCTGGCTGCCCGTGCGCGCCGGCAAATTGCTGGAGGCCGCGTAATGGCTAGCGATTGGATCAAGATGCGCGTCGACCTTCCGACGCATCCGAAAGTTGTCCGCATGGCGTCCGCTTGCAAAGCGGACAGATTGCGCGTTGTCGGCGGACTTTTGTCCGTCTGGAGTCTCTTCGATGTCCATTCTGCTGATGGACAACTCGAAGGTTACAGCCCCGAAGTTCTGGACGAGACGATCGGATTCCCCGGCTTTTCGCACGCCATGATTTCGGTCGGCTGGCTCGAATTTGACGGTTCTTCCCTATGGATGCCCAGGTTTGAAGACCACAACGGCCAGTCTGCGAAGAAGCGCGCACAGGACGCAGACAGGAAGCGAAACGACCGAAATTCGTCCGCTCCTGAAGCGGACAAAAAGCGGACTAGAGAAGAGAAGAGAAGAGAAGAAGAAAAGAACCCCCATAGCCCCCGTTCCGGGGCTGAGGTCTGGACGCTTCCGGATTGGGTTCCTGCCGAACCGTGGCAGCAGTTCGAGGAAATGCGGCGTCGGAAAAAGAAGCCGATGACCGACGCGGCCCGCAAGCTGGCCGTGAGCAAGCTGGACACGCTGCGCGGTGCTGGCCACGACGTGGCGACGATGCTGGACCAGTCGATCCTGCACGCCTGGGACACGTTCTACGCCCCGAAGACTAACGACGGGCCAGCGCAATCTGCCCTGGGCGGTGACCAACCGTGGACGGGGGCAGTGTGATCGGTCATCAATCGCTCATCGCTGCCCGCATGTCGGGCTTCCAGCCTGCCGACGTTTGGCTGACCTGCATGCCGGCCGAACAGGCCCACGGCAGCTTCACCAGCCCTGAGGCGCAGTTGGGCCGCATGGTCAACGGGCAGTGGGTCGGCTTCCCCGAAATCCACGTGCACGACGACGAGAACGCCCTGGCTCTGGACCTGCGCGTCTGCGTTGGCCTGGTAGTCCATGTCATGGCGCCGACCCGCCGCCGCGCGCTGCAACTGATGCGCCGGGTGTCCGAGTGCGATCCGGCCAAGATCATCGCCTCTGGCCCGTGGGGCTTGGTCATCTGGCACCCGGCGCAAGAAACCCAGGAGTTCCCGGCATGAGCCAAATTCTTTCCGCTGACGACATCGACTTCCAGGCGTACATGGAGGCCACCGAGCCGCAGGCCAAGGTGCTGGCCGCCGAGGCGTGGCGCGACGAGTTGGCGCGCGCCGTCGAACACGGCGAGCAGCTCACCGGTGCCAAGCTGCCATGGGCCAAGACGCACGACCTGCTGCGGTTCCGTGCTGGCGAGGTCACGCTGTGGCAGGGCATCAACGGCCACGGCAAGAGCGAATTGCTTGGCCAGGCCTGCATCGGCTTTGCAAGCCAGAACGAACGAGTGTGCATCGCCTCGTTCGAAATGAAGCCCCAGTCGACGCTCAAGCGCATGCTGCGCCAGACCGCGATGAACGGCCGGCCCAGCGTTCAGGCGGTAGACCGGCTCATCGACTGGTCACGGGACCGCCTCTGGCTGTACGACCAGCAGGGTACGGTCAAGCCCGCGATGCTCTACGCCGTGGCGCGCTACTGCGCCGACCGGCTGAAGGTCCGCCACATGGTCATCGACAGCCTCATGAAGTGCGTACGCGGCGAGGACGACCACAACGGCCAAAAGGACTTCGTCGACATGCTGTGCACGCTGGCGCGGGACCTTGGCATCCATGTTCACCTCGTGCACCACGCGAAGAAGCAGGCGGACGAGGATCAAGTCCCCGGGAAGTTCGCCGCCAAGGGTTCGGGCGCCATCGTCGACCAGGTGGACCAGATGCTTACCGTGTGGCGCAACAAGAAAAAGGAACGAATGGTTGAAACCGAACTGCGCAATCACGGTGAGGTTTCCGCCGACACCGCCGACCTGCCGGACGCGATGCTCATCTGCGACAAGAACCGACACGGCGAGTGGGAAGGGCGCATCAACCTGTGGCGCCACGCCGACAGCCTGCAATTCACCAGCGACAAGCGTCGCCAACCCCTGGACATGATCGGAGCACTGGCTTGAACAACCTCAACGAACGACAGGCCACAGACGTGGCAATCGACCCCATGGCCGGCACGCTGGCGGACACTTACGCGCGCGCGCCGGGCCCTTGCCTGATGTGCATGGGTTCTGGCAACGATCCGGACAGCCCTGGGAGAGACTGCCCGATCTGCCGGGCGTGGCGTGGTGTTGAAACGGCCCCCGATGCCTCGCCACGCCGCGTCAGTCCTGGATCTGTGGTGGTGCCGGAGCCGGGCGTGAACGTCTGCATCCTGGCGCTGGACTTGGGCACGAAGACGGGCTACGCGGTGCGCCGCCGAGACGCCAAGCTGCTGCACGGGACCGAGGACTTCACGCCGCGCGCGAGCTGGGCGCCGGGCCAGAAATGGCAGCGCTTCCGATCCTGGCTGTCGACCATGATCACCGAGAACAACGTCACCCAGATCGCTTTCGAGGACGTCAAGCGCCACGGCCCGGGGCAGGTGCTGGCCGCGCATGCCTACGGCGGCTTTCGCGCCATGCTCGAAATGGTGGCCGACCAGCACCGCGTGACCCTCGTTCCCTTTGGCGTGGGGCAGATCAAAAAGCACTGGACCGGCTCGGGCGTGGCCAAGAAGGACGACATGGTCATGCAGGCCAAGGTGCGCCGCTTCCGGGTTGTGGACGACAACAACGCCGATGCTCTCGCGATCTTGCATCTGGCCATCGCCAGCGAGAAAGGGGAATGGTCCGCACCAGCGGCAAAGCCCAAGCGCGCGCGCAAGGGCGCCGTGTCGCAGGAGCGCAAAGCATGAAGCTCAGAGCCTACCGCCGACGCCAATCGCGGCTTTCTCGCGGCGCGCCGAAATTTTTGGATTGCTACCTCAGCCGCGTTGTTAGGCGCGATCTTGACGCTGGCATGGCGAAGCTGCGCTTGGCGATGAAAAAGTTTGGTGATGCCCTCGAAGCTGCCGTCAGGAGTCTTCCATGAGCGACTGGTGGATCGTCTTGACCGGCCTGGGCTTCCTGGCCCTTTGCGTGGCCTTTGAAGCCTGGCGGCTCAATGGTCCGCGCCACGTTGAACCTGGAGACAGCAATGGCACGCACCCCTGAACAAGCCAAGGCCGTGCGCAAGGCCCGCTACACATGCGCCCGCAAGCTGCGCCGTCTTGGCTATCGCTTCGCCAAGGAATCGGCGACCGAAGCCGAGATCGTCGCAGCTATCCACCGCAGCACCGCGTGGCCGCTGCCCGACCGTGGCAACACCATCGACTACCTGCAACGGTTCGCCAGCATGCCCGAGGGCGTGCCTGCGCCCAGCCGCCAGCATGACGCCTTGCACGCGCCGGAGTACCAGCCGGATCGTTGGCTGCGCGCCGCCGCTGAACGCGCGGCCACCGTGCAGAGACCCTTAATCCCCGCCGTCAGTCGAATTCCCGCCGCAACACAGGAGCGTGCAGCATGAACAATCAAAACCAGGGCGCCGCGACCCGCGCGCGTAACGAAGAAATCGAGCGTCGGCTGACGGCCGGCGAGTCCGGCCCGGTGCTGGCCAAGGAATTCGGCATAACGCAGCCGCGCGTGCACCAGATCGCTCGGGCGGTGCGTGAGGCACGGGGCGACATCGCGCCAAAACCCAAGGCGATCCGCCCGCGCCTGCGCAAGACCGACCTTGGCCTGTGGGAGTGCACGGACGGCTCGGTCACAAGGCGCGGCGAGACGCAGAAGGAGGCGTATGACCGCTGGATGACGGCAGCCATCGCGGAAGCGCAGCCAGCACCAGCGGCGCGCCAGCCTGTGCCGGACCCGATGCCAGCCTATGCCGGACCCGTGACTGTCGTTCCGGGTATGCGGCCTGGCAAGGCGTTCACGCTGTCACCTTCCATGCAGCTGGCCGCCGCGCGTGCGCTGGCCGCACAGCCTCGCATGCACTCATTGGCCGGCGCACGCCGAGGGGGTGAATGATGCAGAACCCATTCCGCGAGACGCTGGAAGACCTGCTGACCACCTGGTACCACTGGACGGCTGCGCAGCGCCCGCACTTAGGCAATGCTCGCTGCTCACCCATGTTCCGGGACGCCAGGCCGGCAGCCGGCAACGTGCATGATGACGACGATGTGGTCGCTAGCCGCCTCCGCGCTATCAAGGCGAGGGCGATGGATCACCTGATCGACAAGCTGCCGCGCTGGGAGCATCGGGTGGCCGTCGAGCTGCACGTGGCCAACCGGATCGGCCCACGCGTATGGCGCAACGCCCGCTTGACGCCTGAGCAATTGACCGAGTTCTGGGAAGAGGCGCGCGACCGACTCGCCTCGGGATGTGTGGACGCAGGCCTGATGGAGGACGCGGAAATCAACCCGCTCGCCTGGGAAAGGCTTGCGCCCCGTGAGATTCGGCAGTAGCATTGCGCCAAGTCTGGATAACTGCGCCCGCAACCGAAAGGTTCGCGGGCGTTTCCTTTTGCAGCCCTCGTTCTCTGGTGGTCCCAGAGGCGGGGGCTTTTTCATTCCAACCTGGAAAAGTAGCCAAAAATAGCAATGGCACGTGGATCAGCACCAGGCGAGCGCCGGGGTGGACGTCAGAAGGGCGTCCCCAACAAGGCCACCGCCGAAATCAAAGCACTGGCCCAGGAACACGGCCCGACTGCGATCAAGACGCTCGTTACGATCATGAAGGGCACGAAGCAGCCATCGGCCGCGCGCGTCGCCGCTGCCAAGGAGCTGCTGGACCGCGCCTACGGCAAGTCCGTCCAGCCCATCGAGGGCGGCGACCCGGACAAGCCCATCAACATGGCGCTGAAAATCGCCTTCCGGCGTCCTGGTAGCTGACATGGGCGCCCGCGACCTTCCCGTGCTGGAGTTTCCCGAAAAGCTGCAATGCCTTTTCGAGCCGGCCCGGTACAAGGTCGCCCACGGTGGGCGCGGTTCGGCCAAATCCTGGTCATTCGCCCGCGCGCTGCTGGCGCTCGGTGCCCAGCGTAAGCTGCGCATCCTGTGCACGCGCGAAGTGCAGAAGTCCATCAAGGATTCGGTCCATAAGCTGCTGTCGGACCAGATCGAGTCCATCGGTCTGGGCTGGTTCTACCAGATCCAGAACAATGAGATCCGGGGCGCCAACGGCACCGAGTTCCTGTTTGCTGGCCTGGCTGACCACACTGTCGAGTCCATCAAGTCCTATGAGGGCGTGGACGTCGTGTGGGTGGAAGAGGCTCACAAGGTCAGCAAGCGGTCTTGGGACATCCTTATCCCGACCATCCGCAAGGAGCAGTCGGAGATCTGGATATCGCTCAACCCCGAGCTGGAAACGGACGAGACCTACAGCCGCTTCGTGGTCGACCCGCCGGCCAACGCCGTCGTGGTGCAGATCAACTATTCGGACAACCCCTGGTTCCCCGACGTGCTGGAGCAGGAGCGCGTCGACTGCTTGCGCCGCGACCCGAAGGGCTATCCGCAGATCTGGGAAGGCAAGTGCTTGCCGGCCGTCGCCGGCGCCATCTACTACGACGAGATCCAGGCCGCGCAGGAAGAGGGCCGCGTTTCTCGCGTGCCGTATGACCCGATGCTGAAAGCGCATGTGGTATTTGACCTGGGATGGAATGACGCCATGTTCGCCTCCATCGTCCAGCGCGTGCGCTCGGAACTGCGCGTCATCGAAAGCCTGGAAGACAGCCACAAGACCCTGGACTGGTGGTCGGCCGAGCTGCGCAAGAAGAACATGAACTGGGGCACGGTGTTCCTGCCCCATGACGGTGAGCACCGCGATTTCAAGACGGCCAAGAGTGCCAAGGAAATCATGGAGGCGCTGGGCTGGACGGTGAAGATCACGCCCAACCTGCGCGTGGAAGAAGGCATCCGCCTGACCCGCATGGCGTTCCCCCAAATGGTGTTCGACAAGGACAAGGCCGCGCGCATTGTCCAGTGCGCCAAGCGCTACCGCCGCAGCGTCAACCAGCAGACCAACGAACCCGGCGCGCCGCTTCACGATGAGTGGAGCCACGGCGCTGACAACCTGCGCTACGTGGCGATCAACGCCGAGCAGATGACCAACGAGAACTGGGGCGGCGAAATTACCTACCCGTCCCTAGGAACCTTCTGATGTCCCGCCTACCCGACGACGAATTCGAAAAGATCCTGGACAGCCAGATCAACGAGGCCGCCCAGTGGCAGGAAGAGCAGTTCCGCGACGAGCGCGAGCGCAACTACCGCTACTACCTGGGCGAAGGCGCGGCCGGTCCTGCTGGCCGGTCTCAGGCCGTGTCCTGGGACGTGTACGAGACCATCGAATCCGCGCTTCCCTACCTCATCGAAATCTTTCTTTCTGGCGAGAACGTGGGCGAATTCGAGCCCGTGGGAGTCGAAGACGAGCAATTCGCCGAGCAGGCCACCGACTACATCAACTACATCCTGCTCAAGCAGAATCCTGGCTTCTTGATCTTCAACACGTGGATCAAAGACGCGCTGCTGTCCAAGATCGGCATCGTGCGAGCCTACTGGGCCGAATGCGAGAAAGTCACGGTCAAGGAATACAAGGGGATCGACGAGGACCAGCTCACGATGCTGCTGGACACGGACGACGCCGAGGTCACGGAGCGCACCAGCTACGACGACCCGGAAGATCTGAAGATGCGCGAGAAGGCGCGCGAGGCGCTGAACACGCTGGCGCCGGACGTGCGCGCCAAGGTCGAGGCTGTGCTGTCCATGCCTGTCCGTCAGGTGCTGGACGTCAAGATCCAGACCACGCGCAAGAAGGGCCGGATCTACATCGACAACGTGCAGCCGGAGAACTTCGTCATCACGCCGCGCGCCAAGACGATGGCCGGTGCCGATATCGTGGGTGAAATGAAGTCCATGTCCCGGTCGGACATGCGCGAGGCTGGCTACAAGAAGAAAGACGTGGACGGCGTGCAGTCGTTCGGCGCGGTTATCGACCAGGAAGCAGGCATCGCGCAGGTTGCCAACGGCGAGCAAGATTACAGCCTGGTCGATTACATTTCCCCGGACGATGCCACCGAGGAAGTGCAGGTTTTCGACGGCTTTATCCGCCTGGACTACGACGGCGACGGTATTGCCGAATGGCGCCGGGTCGTGCGCGGTGGTAACCGCACGCTGCTCAACGAGGAATCAGAAGGCCCGGACTTCGTGGTCATGTCGCCCATCCTGATCCCCCATCGGCTGGTGGGCATGGCGCTGGCCGACTCGGTGGCGCCGATCCAGGACACCAGCACCGCGATGATGCGGCAGTACATCGACTCGCTGATGCTGGCCAACAACCCGCGCACTGCTGTACTGGACGGCGCGGTCAACCTGGACGACCTACTGAACAACCGCATCGGCGGCATCGTGCGGATGAAGTCCATAGGTGCGGCCGCGCCACTGCAAACCACCAATGTTGCCGACTCGGCCCTGCAAGGGATCGAGTTTATGGACACACGCCGCGAGTCGCGCACGGGGATCACTCGCTACAACCAGGGCCTGGACGCTGACAGCCTGAACAAGACTGCCACGGGCGTGACCAAGATCATGTCCGCCGGTGATGCGCGCAAGAAGATGATGGCCCGCATCATGGCAGAAACGGGCGTGAAGGACCTTTTCCGGCTGCTGTTGAGGCTGGTGACCGACAACCAGGACAAGCCCGCAACGATCCGCCTGCGCAATGCGTGGGTGCAGGTCGATCCGTCTCCCTGGTCCCCCGAAATGGACGTGACTATCGAAACCGGCCAGGGTACGGGGGATAAGTCGCAGATCATTGGCGTCTTGCAGGGGATTCTGGCCGTGCAAAAGGAAGCCATGGGGACCGGTGCTCCAGTGTCCACGTGGAAGAACGTCTACAACACGCTATCCCAGATCGTGAAGCTGGCGGGCCTGAAATCCGTCGACAAATACTTCACCGACCCTGAAACGGCAACCCAGCAGCCGACGGGCGGCACGGGGCAGGACAGTCCCGAGGCGGCGCTGGCACAGGCTCAGGTGAAGGCGGCCGAGCTGACCCTTCAGGGCAAGCAGTTGCAGATCCAGGCCGACATGCAGGCCAAGCAGGCCGACGTTGAAATCGAAAAGGTCAAGCTCCAACAGGCCCAGGTACAGCTGCAAATCAAGCAGGCCGAGCTGGGGCTCAAGCAGGCCGACCTGCGCATCAAGGAACAGGACCTGCAATTGAGGGCGGCCGAGGCCAGCGCCAGCACCGAGTTGGCAGCGCGCGAGCAGGACCGCAAGGACATCGAAACAGCCGCGAGCCTGGCGACACCCGTGGGCATGCCGATATGACCGAATTGACGCACGAACAGCGCTTGGCGATGGACCGCGCAAACCGGGCGGAAGCCATCACGCAGGACCCGCTGGTCCTGGCCGCCCTGGCGCAGCTCGAAGAAGATATTTTCGAGGTCTGGAAGGACCCGAAGCTGAACGCCGAGCAGCGGGAAGAGTTGCACCGCATGCACAAGACCCTCGGCCGTTTTGTGGGCGTGTTCGACGCCTACATCATGGGTGGCGCAGAACCGCGCCATATCTTGGGGGTGCCTGCCCCCGAGAAGACCTTTCTTCAACGCATCAAGGAGCGTATCCATGGCAAAAAAGCCTGAAACCAAGAAGGACGATCCCCAGGTCGAGAAAGACCTGGTCCCCGATCAACAGACCGGCGGCACGCACGACACGGTCACCAAGGCCGATGTGCACGTGGAACCCACGCGCGCCGAAGCCCTGGACCCGGAAAGCGTGCCGGCGCCCATCGTGGGCGGCCATGACGCCACGCAGGACCGCGTCGATTACGCCGCCAAGGCCGAGCTGGTAGTCCCGGCGCCCGTGGAAGAACTGGGCCTGGATGACCTGGCGCTGTTCGTGCGCAAGCACGAGGACGCGGCCGCGCTGCTGGGCAAGGAAAAGGGCGAGCAGATCGTGGTGGTGGAAGTCACCCACCCGACCGCCAGCGAAACCTCTGGTATCTACCAGGGCCGTGACGGCGGCATCCGCATGTCGCGCGGTAAGGCTGGCGCCGTCTACAGCGACGGATCGAAGCACACCAAGCCGTGATACCCCTTTGGGCCTGCTGCCAGCCCCTGATGGCAGCCGTAAGAAAGACCAACCGATCAGCCGCCTCGTGCGGCTTTTTTGTTGCTCGGAGTCAAACCTTATAGGGATGTGAGCCATGTCTGATTTCACCCTGGAAAGCCTTGCCGAAGAAATGTCCGCCGAATCCGCCCAGGACGACGCGCGCGACGACGAAAACGCCCAACCCGAAGGGGAGGCGCAAAGCGACGAGCAGGACGATACCGGCGAGCAGCAGGAACCCACCGAAGACGAGGGCGCCGACGCGGAGGAATCCGAGGAAGGCGAGGACGATCAACCAGACCCGGAATCGTCGCAGGACCGCGTGCACAAGTGGAAGACTGCCGACGGAACCGAGTACGAGGTGCCGGAGAGCGATCTCCGCGCGGGTTATATGCGCGAGCAGGATTACCGCCAGAAGACCCAGACCTTGGCCAAGGATCGTGAGCAGGCGGAAAGCGAAATCCAGAAGCGAGCCCAGCAATCCGTTCAGACCATGAACCTGTACGGCGAGAAGCTTGGCGAATTGCACCTTGTGCGCGCCACCGTGGCACATCTGGAGTCTGCCTTGCAGCAGACCAACCGCGAAGATGACCCGGTCAAGTACGCCACGCTGCAATCCGACCTGCTCCGCGCCCAGCAACAGGGCAAAGATCTGACCGGCATGCTCTCGCAAGCGAATCAGCTTATGCAGGCCCAGCAGGCCGAGCAGACGCGCAAGGCGCAAGGCGAAACCGCCAAGCTCCTGGCGGCCGAAATGCCGGATTTCGCCGCCCGTCTGCCGGTGTGGAACAAGCACGCGACCGGCACCTACGGCTTTTCCCCCGAGGAATTGTCCCAAGTGACCGATCCGCGCATCTTCCGCTTGCTGGACGACGCCACGCGGTTTCGTGACCTGCAAACCCGCAAGCCCGAGGCGGTGAAAAAGGCCCAGGCGGCGCCGGCCAAGCCCGCGCGCCAGACCCGGTCCGTCCCGCCTTCCACCGTTGACAAGGCGCTCAAGAGCTTCAACGCCAAGCCCTCGATCGAGAGCATGGCCGCGCTCATGAGTGCCGCCAAAAAGTGAGATAACCATGGCAAAACTCGCCAATTCTTTCGCCACGTTCGACGCGGTTGGCAACCGCGAATCCCTGTCGGACAAGATCTACACCATCTCGCCCGAAGAAACCCCCTTCGTATCGGTCATCGGCAAAGGCAAGGCCACGTCCGTGTACGAAGAATGGCAGACCGACGCGCTGGAAGCCGCCACCAACAACAAGGTGGTGCAGGGCAACGAGCCCACTCCGAACGCGATCACTCCGACGACGCGCCTGGGCAACCGCACGCAGATCTCGGAAAAGACCTACGCGGTGACCGCCACGCAAGAAGCCGTCAACAAGGCCGGCCGCAAGTCCGAGGTGTCCTACCAGGACGTGAAAAAGATGGTCGAGCTCAAGCGTGACATCGAGTTCGCCGCCTTGCAGAACACCACGGCCATTGCAGCGGCTGACGCGGTGGCGCCGCAGTCGCGCGGCGTGCTGGGCTTCATCAAGACCAACACCAGCAAGGGCGCCACTGGCGTCGATCCCGATCCGGTGGCCAACACCGCGCCCACGGACGGCACGCAGCGCGCCTTCACCGAGGCGTTGCTGAACGAAGCGGCCACCAAGGCCTGGGTGAGCGGTGGCAACCCCACGCTGCTGTTCTTGCCGGCCGCCCAGCGCCCGGTGTTCAGCGCGTTCAATGCCGGCGCGCAGAAGCAGTACGCCATCAAGGAAAAGGAGCTGACGGCCACGGTAGCCGTGTACGAAGGCGACTACGGCACCTACAAGGTCGTCAACAGCCGCTATCAGCGCGCCCGTGACGTCTTCGGCATCCAGCCGGACATGTGGGAAATCCTGACTCTGCGGCCGTTCAACGCGCAGGAACTCGCCAAGACGGGCGACAACACCAAGAAGATGGTCAACACCGAGTGGACGCTGAAATGCGACAACGAGGCGGCCAACTTCGCGGTGCGCGACCTGACCTAACCAGCAGCTGAACCAGAGCCCCCTGGCTAATAACCGGGGGGCCTTTTCTATGGAAAAACACCTGCTCAGTGCGTCGCCAAGTTCCCGGACTTTCTTCCGGCGCGAGGACGACAAGATCGCCATCCAGACCGTAGCGGATGTCGAATCCGTGCTCAAGCTGACGCACGGCCTGCGCACGTCAGGGCAGACGCGCGCGGCGAACGGCGATCGGCACGTGGCCGAGATCCCCGTGGTGGTGCTGAACGCCTGGGCAGCCACTCGTGGCGTGACCTACGACGCGATCATGCGTGACAACCGCCTGATGCGTGAGTTTCTGAACGACCCGGACAACAGCCAGTTTCGAGTGCACGGGGGCCGGGTATGAGTTTCACGAATCTGGACGAACTGGTCGCGGCCGTGGGCCGCTGGATCAAGCGCAAGGACCTGGCCCCGGTGGTACCGGACTTCATCACCCTGTTTGAGGCGCGCGTGAACCGCGTGCTGCGGACTTCCAACCAGCGCAAAGAGGCCGCGCTGGCCGTACTGAACAACCTTGCGCCCATGCCGGAAGACTGGCTTGAGGCGATCACGGTGGACGACGGCAAGGATGAGCTGCGCTATATGACGTCGTTGCAATACGGCCCTTCTCAGTCCGACAGCGGCTTCTATGCCATCGAGGGAAGCGCCATCCGTGTCTCGGGGAACACCGGGACGTTGAACGTCCGCTACTACGCCAAGATTCCGCCGCTCGGGGTCCTGAACCCGACGAATTGGCTCCTTGCCAATCACCCCGACGCCTACCTGTTTGGTGTGCTGACCGAGGCCGAACCCTACCTGGTCAACGATGCGCGCATGGCGCTCTGGAAGGATCGCGGGGATACCGCTATCCAGGGCATTCAGATGGCGGACGACCAGGCGAGATTCGCCGGCGGCTCGCTCGAAATCACAACCCCGAGGTAAATATGGCCGTCGAGAACACCAAGTACATCGCGGGCCTGAATGCGTCACTGCCCACGGGGAATGACCCGAAGAGCCAAGGCGACGATCATCTGCGCTTGCTCAAGACCGTCTTGCAGCAGGTATTCGGCGGATTTCCTGGCGAAGTTGTCGTGGCTGGAACCGAGGCGGCCGGAGCGACTGTCAACGACTACCAGGTGACGATCACTCCTGCGTTGACGGCTTACGCGGCGAACACCATCGTCGTATTCCGATCCACGCACGAGAACACTGGACCGGCCACGCTTCGCGTTAGCGATTTGTCCACGAAGCCCCTTCTTTCGCCGCAGGGCACTGCTTTGCGTGCCAAGACCCTGACCGCCAACACGTGGGCACTCGCCGCGTATGACGGGACCAATTTCCGGTTGTTGACCGCAAACAGCCAGGCCATCTACGACTACGTCGACCAAACCGCGTTCAGCGCCGCGCTTCCGCAACAAGCCGGAAACGGCGGCAGCGTGCTGCGGACTGATGGAGCGTCGGCGAAGTGGGGCGCGCCGTTTCCGTCTGGGGTACTCGCCGCTGTCAGCGATGGTGTCGCCAATGCCGATAGTGCCTTTGCGGCCCTCGAAGCGGGCACGGTCGGGCAGGAGATCGACCTTGGCGGTAAAACCTTCGTTGTGACCGCGCGGCCGACCAAGAACAATTACGTCAACGGGGTGTTCAAGGAGTCGGGTAATACGCGCCTCGCAGCACCCTTCAAGACGGTACTGGTCCCGCGCCCTCACGTCTCATATTTTGGCGGCCAGTTGCGAGCGCTGAAGGATGCGCTGGCGGATCCGACTTTTCAGATGATCGTTGTGCCCATGATGGGGGACTCCAGAACGTGGGGCCGGACATTGCCGGAGAATTTCGCCTCCACCCCTCGCAACGGGGATTTGGCTGACCCGCGAGACGGGTACGCGTCTGATTCATGGGTTAACCAGTTCAAGAGGCACATCGGGCGTCGATATTTCAATAATGCAGTGCCTGAGTTGTCGAACTGGTCTATTTCGCCGTCCGGCCAATCGACGGCCAAGTTCAAAAAGACCATCCAGCTATACACCGGCAAGGCGAACGATCCCACCAGCATCACGGGCGTGGCTAAGACGATGGCCCCTTTTTCTGATCCGGTGATTGGGGCCAGCTCGCAGGTTGAGGAAGTTTCAAGCCTGGACGCGCTTCTCGGGTGGCAACACCGGCTCAGGCTGGGATCAGCGGCGGGCACGGTGTCGCTCTCTTTTCCGTTCACCGGCACCGAATTCACCATCGTCTATTCGTCGCTTGGAACGTTGGCCGCAGACCTTGAGGTCCAGTTGAACGGAGTGTCTGTCACAACGTTTTATACCGGCGACAACGGAACTTCCTATCAAAACCGGAAAAAGATCACGCTGCCATCTTTCGCGCGCAACGCGACGGTCACGCTGATAGCCCGATATCCAGGGGCCTACACCGTTGTCAAATCGGTGTACCTGGAAGCGGTCGAAATCGAAAAAACCTGCGTCATCATCAATCAAGGCGTCATTGGCGCGGACGCGCTTCGGTACGGGCAATTGAACTTCGGCGGGTCTGGATCAGTGGGCCCGTCTATCGTCGACGCGCAAACGAGCTTCGCATTTTTGGATCTCGGGACCAACGATCGCGCCAACTATTGGCCGACAGCGCGCGCGCAGCCTAATGGCCGGAACAATTTCCGGAGGAACCTGGAGAACATTATTGATCGCGTATTGCAGATCAATAGTGCGGTAAAGCTGGTCTTGATGAATGCTGCTCCCGCAGAGAACGAATCACCTTCGGCGTATTCCTTCACCATGCAGGACGTCCGGGACACGGTGCGCCTGATTGGCAAGGGGCGCAGCCTTGACGTGATCGACAACTACTCGCCGTTTGTGGACCTTGATTTGAGTGCGACCCTCGCTGACGGGCTGCATGAAAACCTGCTTGGCCACTCGGTTCATGCCGACAACATAATCGGCGCCTTCGAGCAGGCATAGGACATGAGCATGATCCCCTTCCGGAACATGGGCATGGGCCTGAATTTCGACGGCTTCCCGCATGAGTTGACTGCGCAGGAGTGGTCCGGCGGACGGAACATTCGATTCCGCAATGGATACACGGAGAAGTTCACCGGCGACACGCGGGTACACGGGGACCTGCTGGCCGCGCCGTATGGACTGTTCCCCATGCAAGGAACCCTTGGGCGCTTCTGGGTATATGCAGGGCTGCAAAAACTGGTGGCTACTCGCAACTCCGATCACTATGACCTCACGCGCACGACGGGGCCATACACCGGCACCGAGGACGATCGCTGGAGTGGTGGCGTGCTGTCGGGCGTGCTGGTGGTCAACAACGGTGTCGATGTTCCGCAGTATTGGGGCGGCGACCCTGCGGTAAAGGCCGCGGACTTGCCGGCATGGCCGGCTACGCTGCGCACGAAGATTTTGCGCCCTTTCCGCAATTTCCTTTTCGCCTTGAACAACACGGACGGCGGGACCCGACTTCCATACGGAGTCCGCTGGTCCCATCCTGCCGATCCAGGGACGTTGCCTGTTTCCTGGGACCTCGCAGACCCTACAAAAGATGCCGGCGAATTTGACCTCGCTGATACCGAAGACCTGATTGTCGATGCCGTACCGCTTGGCGATCGGCTGATCGTCTACAAGGAAAACAGCATTTGGGCGCTGGACTATGTAGGAGCACCGTACATATGGAGCCGCAAGGCGATTGATAAGACCGTCGGCGCGCTGGCTATGAACTGCGTTGCTGTCTATGCAGGCGGGCACTTGGTGCTGACCCAGGGCGATGTGGTGAGTTTCGACGGCTCGACGGTTACGTCAATTGCCGACGGGCGCGTGCGCCAGTGGCTATTCAACAACCTTGACGCCGAACACTATGACCGCTCCTTTGCCGTATCAAACCTGTATCGGAACGAGGCATGGTTTTGCGTTCCATCGGCGGGGTCGGAATGGCCGGATGTCGCACTGATATGGAATTGGAAGGATGGCACGTGGTCGATACGGGATATCGAACAGGCGTCCACTGGCGCAGTGGGAACAGTGGTTTATGACTTCGGGAATTCCTGGAATAGCGACCCTGAGCCTTGGGTTACGGATGACACGGTGTGGAACCAGTACTCCTACACCGAAGCAGCGCCTCGTGTAATTCTGGCCACGGCGGTGGGTCAAAAGCTCTCGTTGCAGGACGTTGGGAAAACTCACGAGGGCGAGCCGATGGTATGCCGCGTTGAGAAGACAGGAATGTCCTTTGACGTGCCCGAAAAGATCAAGTACTGCAAGGGTGTGCGCCCGCGCATCGAGGCGAACCCCGGGACTCAGATCAACATTTATCTGGGCGCTCAAGACGATCTTGAGCAGGCGGTGGAATGGAATGCGCCGGTACCCTTTATCGTCGGTCAGGATCTGAGGGTCGACGATGAAGTGTCAGGCCGCTACCTGGCCGTGCGTTTCGAGTCGACAACGATCGTTTCCTGGCGCATGAAGCAGTTCGACATGGACGTAGACGTCCTGGGGGGCTACTGATGGCATACGCGCCAGGAGACGTCCCCTCCGGATATGACGCCATGTTCTTGCAGCGCGAGCTGATCAAGATCCGCGAAGCAATGGATGGCCAGAGCCAATTCTTGTTTTTGGCCGCGCAAAAGGAGCCGCCGGCCAAGCCGCGCGACGGCATGGTTGTTCTCGCACTTGGCGCGCCAACCTGGGATCCAGGGGAAGGGGCTGGGTATTACGGATACCTGGGAGGCGTATGGACGAAGCTGTGATCCGCATCCAGGGTGTCCCCTCGTCGTCCGTGGATCTTGTGTGGCCGGATGTTCGAAGCTGGATTGCTGCCGCGCTTGCCGAAGGGAAATCGCTGGAGTCGATCGATGACGTCCGGGCGCTGATCGTAAATCAGGACTACCAATTGTGGACCGTCCACGCGCCCGGCCTGGTCGCCGCGTTCGTAACTCGCATCGCCACCGCTTCAAACGGGTCTGCCCTGGTGGCGGTATGCCTCGGCGGCCAGGGCATGAATGAATGGCTCTTCGCGGTCGAGGACGTTATATCGAATTTTGCCCGGTCGAAGGGTTGCCGGCGCGTCTGCCTGCACGGACGCCGTGGCTGGACACGTCAGCTTGCCTCCTATGGGTGGGCTGAAGAATCAGTGAATGTGACAAAGGAACTTCAATGAGCAAAGGCGGCGGCGGCGGCGGCACGCAGACCACGAAGTCGGAACCGTGGTCGGGCGTTCAAGATTACCTCACCGGGAAGGGCGGGCAAACTACCACCAGTTTGCGGCCGGGGGCAAAGCCGGTTGGGTATAGCGATGGGTACGGCGGGGATCCCGGTGGCTATGGGTCTGGTGAGGGCGGCGGTGGCTTTGCGTATCGCGGATCGCCCATCTATTCCGCAGACGACTACATCACCACGACAAGCCCTGGCACGCCTGGGATCTATGGAGAGGCCGCCAAGCTCTATCAGCAGGGCGGATGGACTCCCGAGATGCAGGGTATTACTGACCAGTGGTTGGCAACGCTTCAAGGGCGTCAAGCCACCAACCCCCAGTATTCTCAGAACGTGCTGAATACGGGTAATTCGATGCTATCCGGGGAAGGCTCCCAAGTGGATTTGGCCGCCGCGCGTGCAGCGCAAGGCGCGCTAGATCCCACTACGGCACTTCAACAATTGCTGTCTGGCCAGGTCAACAATCCCTACTTGGACGAACAGATCGCGGCACTGGGTAAGGACCTATCCAGCAACTTCCTTGAGAACGTCGCACCCGGCATGCGCTCTGGCGCGGTGGCGGCGGGCGGATTCGGCGGCTCCCGGCAAGGCATCGTCGAAGGTCTTGGTGCTCAAGGTGTCTCCGACGCTCTTGGAACGCAGGCCGCAAACCTGCGCGGCTCGGCATTTGAGAACGCGCAGAACCGCATGCAACAAGTGGCGACCGGCCTCAACGATCAAGCCGCCACGGTTGCGCAAAACAATGTCAACAACCGCCTCAACTACGCCAACATGGGGTCGAATTTGCTCACGCAGGGCAACGCACTACAGGCTGCTGACGATGCGCGTTATCAACAGATGCTGTCCCTGCTTGGCGCAGGCGACGCCTTCAACTGGTCCAACCTCGGTAACTATGCGTCGATCGTGTCGCCAGGGGCCGGTATCGGGGGAACCAGCACGTCGTCGGGCGGTGGGTCCAACCCGATCGCCGGCGGCCTGGGTGGTGCGCTCGCTGGTGGGGCCATCGGCAATAGTATGGGCGGCATGGGCGGGTATGGTGCTGCCATTGGCGGCGGCCTGGGCTTGTTGAGCGCCTTGTGAGGACAGCATGAACACGACACTAAGCCCTCAGTTGATCCAATCCCTCAATACTGCCGGCCAGACGGCGGACGCCGCACGCCGCCAGCGCGAAATGCTGCTTGCCCAGCAAGCGCAGCGTCAGCAGCAGGAACAGCAGCAGCAAGGTTCTATGAATATGAACCTGGCGCGCCAGTTTTTGCCCAAAGCGGCCAGCAACAACGCCGCGTTGGGGTCAACGGAGGGGATGACAGGCGTTTGGGGGCCTGTTGGCGGCGGTGGTCTTGGCGGTCTCGGAGGGATGAGCGTGTCTCCAGCCTTCGCCACGGGTGGCGCCGCGACTTCCGGGGTTGGTGCTGGCGGCACGCTGGGCGCGTTTGCTGAAGGTGGCGCGGGTGGACTCGGCGGTCTGGGTGGTGGAACGTCTGCGGCGGGCGGTGCGGGCGCTGCTGGTGGCACCGCCGCACTGGGCGCGACGGGTATCGGCGCTCTCATCCTGGCAGGAATCGCAAACGAAAACTACGCGAAGCAAAACGGTTATCGCCGCAGCGGCTCGGACTATTACAAGGACCTCGCAACGGGCCGTGTACTGAGTCAGGACGTCGACAATCGATGGGCTCCGATGCTGTTCGGCAAGAACGACCGTATGGGCCTCGGCAAAGACATGTCGTTTGCTGCTGACCTTGGCTCTTTCCAGTTTGGGAAGGCATTCAAGGATCTGAAAGGAAGCTCGCTTCTCACCGGCTTCGGCCTTTTCAAGTAGAGGAAAACATGGCCTCTTATGGCAACGACAACCCGCAAGGCGGGTTCTTTTCTGCTTTGCAGGACCCCGCGAACCAGGGGTTGCTGGCGGCCGGATTGGCTATGCTTGGAAGCGCGCGCGGGCCCAACTCTCAAGGCGCGATCGGCATGGGCGGCCTGACTGGATTGCAAGCGTTCCAGCAAGCTCAAACGGCAGGCGACATGCAGGCATATCGCAAAGCCCAGATTCAGAAGCTGGAACAGGACGCGCAAAAGCAAAACCGCATCATGGCGACGCTCGGACGCATCACCGGCGACACGGGCGGCGCGATGATGGCGCCTGGCGGCGCACCGGCCGGATCGCCCACGCCCGCCGGCCCGTTGCTGGCCGGGCCGGTCCCGGCAGGCAGCCCCGGCCTGCTCGGTGGTGCCGCGCCTTCCGGCGGCGGCGGTGGCTTCAACCTTTCGTTGCCGGACGTGATGGCGCTTAAGGCCATGGGTGGGCCCGACCTGTTCGACATGTACAAGTACGCAACCGATGGCGTGAAGCGCGAATCTGGCGCAGCCTACCGCAACCCGGTGACGGGCGCGATCGAGTACGGCCCGCCGAAGCTGCCCGAAGGGATGGAATTGGTGATGGGCCCGAACGGCCCGATGGCACGACCGGTCCAGGGCTACAGCGATGCAAACGCTGCGGCTAAGGCGGCGGAAGCCGGGGCCATTGCGGGCGCACAAGGGCGGTACACGACCACCGACATCACCCTCCCGGGTGGGCGCCGCCAGCAGGTGCTTACGTCCGACGTCCCGAGGATGTTGGGGCAAGACGGTGGACGCCAGGCCGGTGCGGGGCTTATCCCGAGCCAGGCGGATCAGGCCTTCGAAAAGTCTGTTGCAGAGGCCTCAGCCGACACCTACAACACTCTGCAAAAATCCGGTATGAACGCCGACAAGCAGATAGCCAACTATCAGCGTATCGGCTCGCTGTTGGACGGAATCAGCGGCAGCAGCTTGTCCAACGTCGGGATGACTGGTGCAAAGCTGCTGAACTCCATCGGCCTGGAGGTTGACCCGAACCTACCAAACAAGGAGGCTGCGGCGGCGATCGGCAACCAACTGGCGCTGCAATTGCGCGACCCCGCGAATGGTGGCGGCATGCCTGGGGCGATGTCGGATGCTGACCGGAACTTCCTGATGCAGTCGGTGCCTGGCCTGAACCAAACCGACGCCGGCCGCAAACAGCTCATCGACTATCAGGTGCGCGTGCTGGAGAGGAACAAAGACGTTGCGCAGGCGGCGCGCAAGTGGCGCCAGAAGTATGGCCGGCTCGATTCTTTGGACCCCAAAGGCAACGATTTCGACACGGCGCTGGCCGAATGGTCGGCGGCAAACCCCCTTTTCGAGGCCAAATAATGGCGAAGCCGCAGCAGTTCGTGGATCAGTACGGGCCCCTCGCGGACACCGTTGGCGGCCAGATCGGTGTTGATCCCGCTATCCTGTTGGGTCAGTGGGGTCTTGAAACCGGATGGGGCCGCAGCGTCATTCCAGGCACCAACAACCTAGGCAACATCAAAGACTTCGCCGGCGGCGGCGTGGCGGCGGTCGACAACATGACGGGCAGCAATGACCAGTACCGCGCGTATGCGACGCCCGACGAGTTCGGGCAGGACTTCGCCGGCCTGCTGGGGCGACGCTATCAGTCCGCTATGAACGCTGGCCGGAATGCCCAGCAGTACGCTGAGGCGTTGAAGGCGGGAGGCTATGCCGAAGACCCCGACTATGTGCGCAAGTTGGTCGCTGCGACCGACACGGTGCGCGGACTTGGCGGCATTGGTGGCGCCATGGACCGACTTGCAGGCGCGATCTTTCCGTCAGCGGAGGCAGGCGTGAACGACGAAATTTTCGGCGGGGCCAAGACTGCGATTGCCCGCCCGACCGCGCCCGCACGCGAGGACGATGGCGACGTGTTCTCCGGCGCACGCACAGCAGCGCGTAAGGCTACCCCTGCGGCAGCTGCTATGTCGGATCAACCGGATGCAGCCTCCGTGCAGTCCGCACCGGCGCAAACGCCAAGCGCCGCGCCGGCGCCCGCAGAGAAAGGCTTCTTCGATGGCCTGGGCTCGCCAGCAGAATGGGCGCGCCAAGCAGGGCTTACGGCACGGTATGGGCTGGAGGGGCTTGGCCAGGCCGCGCAGGTTGTGACTGAGCCGCTGCGTCAGTATGTGGTCAACCCGCTGGCGAGCCTGGCAGGCCTACCAACCGCCGCAGCATCGGGCAGCACTATGGCGTCGCTGGCCGATTCGATGGGCCTGCCGTCTCCTGAGACGCGACAAGAGCGCGTCGTGGGCGATGCGGCGCGGCTGATGGCCGGCAGCGGCGGCATGATGGGCTTGCTGGGGGCTGCTGGTGGTGGTGCCCAGGCGGCCGGTGGTCTGCTGCCCACGGCCAGCACAACGGGGCTGGGGCAGGGCGTCGCGGCCGGCCTGGCCGCCAATCCCGGCACGCAGTTGGGGTCCGCCACCGGTGCAGGCCTGCTGGGCGGAACAGCGCGTGAGAACGGCGCCGGAGCAATGGGCCAATTTGGCGCGTCGCTTGCCGGCGGTTTGCTTGGTGGCGGGGCGGTCATGGCCACCAACAGCATGGCAGACATGGCACGCAACGCAGCGGCGCGCGTCACTGCGCGCCCGGCCGACCTGGATATACGCTTCACGAACCTGATGGACGAGGCTGGCGTGGATCTGTCAACGCTGCCCAGGGATGTGGCGCGGGGGCTTCGCGCTGAAATGGAATCGGCTCTGCGCACCGGCCGCGAACTGCGCCCGGACGCCGTTCGCCGCTTGGCTGATTTTCGTGCTGTCGGCGCCACGCCTACGCGCGGCTCGATCACGTTGGATCCAGTGCAGGTCACCCGCGAACAAAACCTGGCGAAGATCGCCGCCAACAGCTCGGACAACCAGCTTTCGGGCCTGCCGCGCATCCAGAACCAGAACAACGCCACCCTGATCAACCGGCTGAACGATTCGGGAGCCGCGCGCGCCCCGGATGCGGTCGACGCCGGCGAAGCGGCCATCGGTGCGCTCTCGCGCAACTTGGACGCCCAGCGCGCGAACGTCTCCAATCTCTATTCGGCCGCGCGCGACAGCTCAGGGCGCAGCTTCCCGCTGGACGGCGCATCGTTCACCAATCGCGCCGCGCAAGCGCTGGACGACCGGCTGCTAGGCGGGGCTTTGCCGGCGGACGTGCGCAACCACTTGAACCGCATTGCGCGGGGCGAAGTGCCGTTCACCGTGGATTATGCCGAGCAGTTAAAGACGGCCATGGGCAACTTGCAGCGCGCATCTTCCGACGGTCAGGTGCGTATGGCTCTGGGCGTTGTGCGCAACGAGCTGGACAACACGCCGGTGCTGGGCCTGGGACAGCAGCCCGGCGCCGCTGGCGCGCGCGCGGTGAACCCTGGCATGTCGCCGGGCGTGACCGGCTCTACGCAGTTGGGAGAGGACGCCATCGCCGCGTTCAACCAGGCCCGCGCCGCGAACCGCGAAATGATGAGGGGGGTTGAAGCGAGTCCCGCGCTTCGGGCGGTGTTCGAAGGCTCGGCAACGCCCGATCAGTTCGTGAGCCGGTACATCGTAGGTAAGAACGCCACGGCGGCGGATGTGGCTGCGCTTCGGCAGGGCCTGGGCGACAACGCGCAGGCGGTTGGCGCCGTGCGCGACCATTTGGTCGATTACTTGAAGGGGAAGGCGCTCAACGGCGCGGCGGACGAGGTGGGCAAGTTCAGCTCTGCCGCTTACAACAAGGCGCTGAATGCGATTGGCCCGCGCAAGCTGTCGCAGTTCTTCAGCCCGGAGGAAATCGCGCAACTGCGTGCGGTGGGGCGCGTAGGCAGCTATATGCAGGCGCAGCCGGTCGGATCGGCCGTCAACAATAGCAACTCGGGCGCACTGCTGGCGGGCCGTGGCTATGACTTCCTGAAGTCGGCAGTGGGCAAGATCCCGTTCGGTGAGGCCGCGCTTCTCACGCCGCTGCGCAACATTGAAATATCGCTGCGCCAGCGCAGTGTCGAGAATGTTCTACCGGGATTGCTTGCGGAAGGGATGCGGCGCCAGGCCCCGGTGAGCGGGCCTTTCCTGCTGCCAGGCGCCGCTGCCGTGGGCGGCCTACTTGCGGCGCCAGGCGTCAATGGCCCCTAGGATGATGGCCGCCGCCAGATAACCGAGAACGATTGGATCGAAATTCATGCGCCGATTCTACGATCAAACCGCCGCCGCAAGGCGGCTTTTTCTTGCCCGGAGAAACCTGAAATGAGCAAGTTCCAACTATCGCAGCGCAGCCTGTCGCGCCTTGCCGGAGTGCACCCCGACCTGGTCGAAGTGGTGAAACTTGCCATCGAGCGCACGCCCGTGGATTTCACGGTCGTTGAAGGTGTACGTACCGTGGAGCAGCAACGCGAATATGTCGCCAAGGGCGCCAGCCAGACCATGAACAGCTACCACTTGCCGCAGGCGGACGGGCTTGGCCATGCGGTCGACCTGGCGCCGCTGGTGGACGGGGCCATCCCGTGGGGCGACTGGAGCCAGTTCAAGGGCCTGGCGGACGTGGTCAAGGCCTGCGCTGCCGAGCTGGGCGTGCCGGTGGAGTGGGGCGGCGACTGGCGGACGTTCAAGGACGGTCCACATTTCCAGATCCCGCGTGAATGGAAATCGCGCGCCGGCGGCACGCTCGCGGGGTAGTGATGGATTTTGAAAAGGGGATCTATGCGGGCTTGGCCGTGCTGGTCACTGGGTTTGTGGGCAAGTGGCTCGTGCCGCTGCTTCTCAGGACCCTGGACAACAGCGTTGCTAACGCTACGGCATCAGGTGGCGCGCTCGCAACCATCATCGCAGAGCGCGACCAATGGAAGATGCGCGCGATCGAACTGGACAGGCAGCTCCAGGAAATGCGCGCGGACTGGGCGTCTATGAAGGGAGACATGCGCCTGATCAAGTACCAACTTCACGAGGCGCGCGTGCGGATCGCCCAATTGACGGGGGAGCCACCGCCGGCTAGCGAAGATGAAATCGGAGAGGACTATGGGAAAAGTCATTGAGAGGCTGTGCCGCTGCGACGCGGAGCGTGCGAACTATCTGGTTCGATGTCTCAAGGCTTGGGCCGCCTACCTGGGTATCTTGTGTTTGGGGGGCATGATCTTCGGCGCGCCGCTGTATGTCTGGTTCGATCGGTCTCTGACTTCTTCGGATGCGTCCCACCAGCAGGAAATCGCCCGCATGCAGACGATCAACCAGGAACTGATGGTGATCCTCAAGGACCGGCTGCCCCCGATCGTGAAGCAGGCCGACGCAGCCGTCCAGGCCGCCAAAGGTGCGGTATCCAAGGCCGGAACAGCTGCCAACAAGGCCACCGCTGCGGCGAAATCGGCCAGCACTGCGGTCAAGAAGGTGGAAGAAGCGCTTGAGCCGCAGCCGGCGCCGACCGCGCACGTCCCTGACTGGCTGAACACGCCATGAGCCCGCTGCTGCGCGCCGCGCTACCGTATCTGATTGGTGCTGCTCTCGTGGTGGGCGCAGGACTGGGCGTGCGCTGGTACGGCGCTAGCCAATACCAGGCCGGGGCCGAGGCCAAGCAGGCGGAAATAGAAAAGCGCCAGGCTGCCATCGAGCGCGCCTGGCAGGAGGAAAGAGATCGTGCTGATGCCAAACACCGAGGCGCCGTGCTGGCGCGCGAAGCTGCTGAAAAGACTGTTGCTACTCAGCGTAGCCGGATTGACGGGTTGCTGCGCCAGCTTGCCCAGCGGCGCGCCGAAGCTGCCGCAGCCGGCGGCGGACTTGATGCTGCCGGCCCCGACTGGATCGGAATTATTGGGTCGTGTGTCGGGCGATATGAGCAGCTGGGAAAAGATGCTGCTCGATGGGCCGACCAGGTGAATGCGTTGCAGGGTTACATCCGCAGCGTGACGCCGGGTGCACCCTGACAGCGCCAGCGATCAGTGCTGGCTGGCCTGCGCCCGAGGCGCATCGCTTTTTGCGCATTCGCCCACTCGTTCGGCCATCACTCGGAGCAAATCCGCAGTTTCACCGTAAAGGGGCTCGCCGCCGTGCATGTCGGCTTCTTCCGCCCAATGGTTTAGCCTTTCCTGAAATGCCGCTCTGGCTTTCGGGTCGAAAAGGCTTGCAACGGATTCAGCTAGAAAGCCGAGGGCCAGCCGCTGCGCGCGGATGCTGACTTCTAAATGTTCTTCTGCGTTCAGTTTGCCGTACTCACTACTGGTGGTGCTCATAGTTTTCCTCGTTGGTAGTCCGAAGCCGGGTGAATCGTAGCAAATTCTGGGTTCGGTGATATTCAAGCTCCCATTTTCGGAGCCCGCTCCGCGCGATGCGCCCGCCAGAACCAATGGCTGAACTTTCCGCGCTTGGCCTTCTGCTTGCGGAAGAATAGGCGCACGGGCCCCACGTGGCCGGCGTCGATGACCACCTCGTAATCCCGCTCTTCGGCGGTGGCCGCTGGCGGTAGGGTCTGGGATGCCTGGGCGATGAAGGGGCCGGGGACTTGCTCTAGGATGCCGTTGTCGGCCATGGGTTTCTCTCAGGATGCCGCGCGCAGTGGTACGACCTTGGGCCGGCGCGGCTTCAGTTGGATCGGCCCCCAAGTGTGCGGGTCGCCCACAAGCTTGGTCAGATGTGCGCCCAGCATGTCAAAAGCTTCGCGGCGCTGGGGCATCATCTTCTGCCGTTGGTAGACCTTCACCAGCTTGGTTTGCTCCGCGTGATTCAGGCACTTCTCCACGACGTTTTCCGCCACACCCAACTCGCCCATGAGGGTGGCACCCGTGCGGCGCAGATCATGGGTGGTCCATGGGCCGCCAGCCAGTGATAGTTCGCCGCGCACGCCAAGGCCCTGGCCGGAGCTCTCACTTTCCTGCCGCATCGTCGCTTGGTGGCTGAACGATCGGTATGAGACATGTCCCACGCCGCCCTTGCCGGGGATCAGGTAATCGCCTGGCCGTGGCTGCTCGCGCAACACGGTCAGCCAATACATTGCGAAGTCGGATAGCTGGATGACATGCTCGCGGTTCGACTTGTTCTTGGCCGCTGGGATCGTCCATTCCTTGGCATTCCAATCGATTTCGCTTTCACGCACCGCCGCGATTTCCCCGGCTCGGGCCATGGTCGACAGCGCGATCCAGTAGGCCGCTTGCGCAGAAAGCGTCATGCCGGTGGCGGCCAGCAGCTTGTCACGCAGCTGCTTGATTTCGGCGCCATCCAGCACACGGTCGCGTACCACGTCTTTGCCCCCCACGCTCGCCTTCTTGATCAGCGCGGCGGGGTTCCCCTCGATCCATTCCCGTTCGGCAGCGTAGGCCAGCATCTGCTTGACGTCGATCAGGACGCAGTTGGCCTGCGGGCCTTTCCCTGCGCGGACGATCGGAGCCAGCAGGTCCAGTATGCGCGCCTTGGTCAATGACGCGATGCGATCGTTGCCGGCCGCTTTCAGAACGTGTAGCCCCATGCGAGACCGGCACGCGTAGATGCCCTTGGCGTTCCTGCGCTGCGATAGTGAATCCTTGACCCAGGCTTCGAACAGCGCCTGGATCGTCTCAGGCCGCCCCTCTACCTTTGAGCCTGGATCTATGCCTTTCTGCAACTGCTGGCGCATCTGCGCCGCCTTTTGCCTGGCCTCAAGCAGCGACACCGCAGGGTAGGGTCCCAGCGATTTCTTGGCTGGCTTCCCGGTGGCTGACGTGTAGCGAAAGATCCAGAGCCTGGAATCGTCCGGGCGAATCCGCAGCGCCAGGCCGGCGCCATCAGCCAGTAGATATTCCTTGTCGCGCGGCTTGGCCGTGGCCACCTTCCGATCGCTCAAGACGTTTGTTGCCATGCAGGACTCCGGGGTACACATCAGGGTACAAGTCGGCTGATGCTTGGTTCGCACCGGCTTGCACTAGTTTCTACAAAACGCGTTTTATATCATGAGGTTGGGGATTTCGTTTGAACTTGAAGAAACTAGTTTGCACTATCGGAA